CCTGAAAAATTCCCCGGAGGAAAATCCCCGGAGGACAAAGTGGTTTTAGGTATTGGGAAAGTGAGGTTGGGATGGGGAAATCTTTCCGCATGGTACATGCAAGTGGCAACACTTTCATGAGTTTGGCGAAAACGCAGTCTGACGTCGGCCAGCTGGTCGACTTGAAGCCTGCGCCGTTGTGGATCAATCTGACTGAGACGGCCGAAGAGGAAACGATTCGTGCCATCCGTGCCGAGATCATCAAGAAGGGTGCGCCCTACAACTTGTTGAATCCGGACAACGGCGACATCTCTTTCTTGATCCACCACGATGCTCGCATCAAGGATCACATCGGTCGTCTGGCGATTCCGCAGAAGCATGCGCCTGCCGCAGAGGGCGGACACGGTCCTCGGTACAACAGCTCTGTCGCTCTCGAGTGGCAGGAAGAGATCATCTGGGCCAACGGATGTCACTTCGTGACGTTCAAGACCAAGGGCGGTACTCGTGGTGATCAGCAGGTCACGCAGGCCAATCTCATGGGCAAGGCGATGTCGCACCAGGCCAAGGGTCGTGTGCTATCTGTCGGGTCTGGCGATCTCAACGGCCAGCTCCCGAACCGAGCAGACCTTCAGGCTGTGTTCGACAAGTGGCGAATGACCACGACAGCCGAAGAGACCGGTAACCACACCGGCACGCACGACAACGCGCGTATCGACTACGCGTGGACAATGGACAAGGATCGCCGCCTCTCGGTCGAGAAGATGCGGGTCTTGAAGACCCAGGCCTTCAACTCAGACCATGATCCGGTGGTTGTTGATCTGACCATCAGAGACTGAAGGAGGTGTCATGGCGGCAGCCGAAACCTCGGGAATACCGAAGAAGCGGGGCCGTCCTGCCAGCACTCCCGAGGATCGAGAAAAGCAGCTTCAGAACAAGGCGTTCGATCTTGCCGAGAAGCAGCTGGACAACGGAACAGCATCGTCTCAGGTTATTTCAATGCTACTCAAGGGTGGCGGAGTACGTGAGCAGATGGAACGTGAAAAGATCGAGACAGAGAACCGTCTCTTGCGAGCTCGGATCGACGGTATGGAAGCAGCAGCCAGAATGACCGCCTCTATCGAAGAGGCGCTTGAAGCCTTCAGGACCTACTCAGGTGAAAGCACAGATGAGCCAGAGGACTAGGTCATATTCCGAGCTAATCACCTACGACACCTTCGAGGAACGCTATCGTTACCTGCGTCTTCAGGGTGTCGTAGGTGATCGCACATTCGGTTGGGAGCGATTCGCCAACCAGAAGTTCTACACAAGCTACGAGTGGAAGCGCGCTCGTCGCGATGTGATTGTCCGGGATCTAGGTTGCGATCTCGGCGTTGAAGGGTATGACCTGCACTCAGGAATCATCGTTCATCACATGAATCCTATGCAGGCGGCCGACCTTTCAGCTGGGGATCCCAAGATCCTCGACCTAGAGCAGCTAATCTGCTGCTCTCTCAAGACACACAACGCCATACACTACGGCGACGAAGAGCAACTTCCCCGGCTCTTCGCTGAACGTACGCCTGGCGACACCACATTGTGGTAAGAGGAGGATGACATGCGTACACCAAGACAGGCCGTTCGAGCGGCACTTGACACAGTCAACAACGTTCCGCGTACTTGTCAGTTCGTTGTTCGAGGTTGGCTCGATGCCCCATCAGCAGGAGACTTCGATGGTGACGGTGCAGCTGACGCTGAGGATGGGTGGAAGAAGGAGCCCATCTCAGCCCGACGAAATGACCGAAACCCTCCTGAGGGCTTTCCCGTTTATTACAGCGGAGGTTCGCAGGACAACGGGCACCGTGCACTCAGTCTCGGTGACGGGAAGATCCGCAGCACTGATGCTCCTACCGTTGGTCACGTTTCTACTGTACCGCTGGACTGGCCGGAGAAGAACTGGGGCCTGAAGTACGTCGGATGGTCTACGACCATGGACGGCGTCCCGATTCCTGTTCCGGTAGTTCCGCCGAAGTCGGCGTTCAAGCCGCCCACGCATGTGTCAATCGCTCGTCGTCATCTCAAGGCCGCTCTCAAGAGAGCCCTCCGGAAGAAGAACACCAAGCGAGCTGCCCTCATTCGAGAGATGCTTGCTGTAGATCTCGACCGCTGATCCAACAGGCATAATCAAAAGTGGATTCGAGGAGGTGAGACCATGACATACCAAGTCGATCGCACTGCGCAGCTCGAGGAGGCCACAAAGCGGAGCCGTTTCGGATCCGTGGCTTCTCTGCGAGCCAAGGGTGTGCCTTTGAAGCAGCACAATTCGAAGGAAACGCCCAAGAAGGCGGAGAAGAAGACCGAAGCTCCAGCCAAGAAGGCTGAGACGACGGCCAAGAAGACCGCCGCAAAGTCCCCCGCCAAGAAGGCGGCCAAGAAGTCCTAGAGGAGGTGTGACCATGCCCGAGGTACTGGATAGCATTCTGCTGAGCATCAAGAAGCTGAACAACCTGCCGCCTGAGTACTTGGCATTCGACAACGATTTCGTCATGTACATCAACGACGCCTTCTTCAATCTCAGCCAATTGGGTATTGGTCCCTCGGGAGGCTTCAGGGTTGAGGACGAGAACGACGAGTGGGATGACTACATGGACGCGAGTCATATTCGCGACGGAGTCAAGACCTACGTCGGACTTTACGTTCGGCTTTTGTTCGACCCGCCCGCTACTTCATTCACGCAACAGATGATGAAGGAGCAGCTGGACGAGAAGGCCTGGCGTCTAAAGGCAGCACAAGAGGATCTGGATAGTGAGGAGATCGCGTAATGGCCACACAAGCTGACTACTACGAGGTCTACGACCTCGAATTCGTGACGGGAGACTACTACTACCGTCGCATCTTGTTCGAGGATCCCGATCCTGATTCCCCGGATCCCGAAAACCCGGTCATGGTCCCTCGCGACTGGACTGGGTGGACTGCGCGCGCACAGATCCGGGCTAACACCAAGCGTGAGACTGAGATCACGGCTGTGATCGATATTACGCTTGGTGAAGATTCCCCCCAGGATGGGTTCGTGATTCTCGAGCTCCAGGAAGAAGAGTCCGCCAAGTGCCTCAAGGCCGGCGGATGGGACCTCGAGATCACGAACCCCTCTGGGAAGCCTGAAACAGTCATGGGTGGCAAGGTTCTCCCGTTCGGAGACTACACACATGACTAGGATTACGATTTTTGAAGATGACGGAGAGGTTGTCCTCGAGAGAGTTCCTGTTGAGTACAACCTAACGGTCGACATGGGGCGCGGTCCGCAAGGTATCGCGGGACCGAAGGGTGACAAGGGTGACACTGGAGACACCGGTTCCACTGGGGCAACAGGGGACACCGGTCCTGAGGGACCTACCGGGCCTACCGGTCCCACCGGAGACCAGGGAGAAACTGGACCGGCTGGAGCGGATGGAGCGGATGGTCCTGCTGGGGCTGATGGAGCACCAGGCCCGAAGGGAGATACCGGAGACACTGGTCCTACTGGACCCACAGGACCTACTGGACCTGCTGGAGCTAAGGGAGACAAGGGAGATACCGGATCTACCGGAGCAACCGGACCCAAGGGTGATACTGGAGACACTGGTCCTGCTGGCCCAACGGGAGCTACCGGATCCGCCGGGGCAGCCGGTGCCACAGGCCCAACCGGCGCAACTGGATCCACAGGACCAACCGGAGCTGACGGGTCGAAGTGGATCACGGGATCGACTGTTCCTTCAAGTGGGACGGGAGTAAACGGTGATTACTACCTTCGCTCAAACGGCGACTACTACGGTCCTAAGACAGCTGGTGCTTGGGGTTCCGTCGTTGGGAGTCTGCTTGGCCCGACGGGTCCCACCGGCCCAACAGGGGCTACTGGCTCTGCTGGAGCTACTGGAGCCACCGGATCGACTGGTCCGACGGGCTCAGCAGGGGCTGCCGGATCGAAGTGGTGGACAGGGAGCGGCGTACCATCCGGAGGAACGGGTGTAGACGGCGACTACTACCTTCGCTCAAACGGTGACTACTACGGTCCGAAGACTTCTGGAGCCTGGGGATCTGTCTCTGGATCTCTGCTTGGTCCGACTGGCGCTACAGGAGCCACGGGAAGCACCGGCGCAACGGGTTCTACTGGTGCCACAGGGCCTGCTGGGCCGTCGACTCTGACGGAACAGACGGCAGCATCTGTATCTACTCCTTCTGCGGGTAGTCAGACGCTGTTCATCGACAGTGCGGACCACACGCTCAAGAGGAAGAACTCCGCTGGTCAGATCATTCCGATGGACACCGGAGTGATTGTCCCTGTGTCGGGTCAGTACTACGGACCAAGAGGCACAACTGTGACAATTCGAACTCTGGTGGCTGGTTTGCTGGAGTTCGTTCCGCTGCCCATAGCTGTACCAATGTCAGTCGATCGACTCGCCGTTGAAGTCACAACTTCGAACGCGGGAGGAAACCTTAGGATGGGTCTATATCTGGCGGATCCGCTTACGGGTCTTCCTAAGACTCTTCTTCTGGATGCTGGTGTCAACGTCCTGAGCGCCACTGGAGCTCGTGAGCTTACGATTTCTCAAACACTGCCTCAGGGTCTCTACTGGATCGCGTGTTTGGCAGAGTCGTCTCTTGGCGCCACTCGAGCAATCAGTGTCGGTCTTGCAGACAACATGCTCGGTTGGCAGAACGCTACTTCAGCTGGCGCAATCAATGTGGGTCTAACTGCCACTGGTGTAGCCAGCGGTGCTCTTCCTTCGACGCCTCCGACTCTTGTCGGAAACGCCAACGTAACACGCATGTCCGTTCGATCTGTTTAGGAAGGAGGTAACACATGTCCGACAACGTTGCAGTATCAGAAAAGCCGTGGGGCGACTATACCGCAGCTGACTATACAGTTCAGCAGTGGTGTGACGCCTGCCTGATTCATCAGCACGATGGCCAGGCTACGTCAAAGGGGCAATGCAAGCTACCTGTTCGTAACCCCGACGGAACACTCAACCGTAACGGTGTTCACGCCGCCTCTGCTGCTCTCGCGGGCGCGCGAGGAGGTGTGGATGCCTCCCCCGTCGAGAAGGCCTCAGCAGCCAAGGCGCTGTTGGGGCTGTACGCGAAGCTCGGCGAGACTGCACCTGACTCGCTCAAGCATTCTGATGCTATAGACCGAGTTCTCGAACATCACGGTGTGAAGGGTCAGAAGTGGGGTGTTCGGAAAGATCTGGTAGGCCTTACCGACCTGGGTCCAGGTGGATCGATGGCTATCGGAAAAACTCGAGGGAGTGCTGAGCTAACCAAGAAGGAAATCAAGACGGTTTCTTCAGCCACCCAAGCCGTTCGCAAAGCCCTAATGGACAAGACGGGAATGATGAGTCCTAACGGCCCAATTGCTGCTTTGAACAAAGCGCATAGAGCTCAGTACAAGGACACCCCGGCGACGCCTGGCCAGCTCAAGGAGTACGACAAGAAATTCACTGCTATTGCGGAAGCACATGCGAATGCAGTGGCGCCTCCTGGAACTGTCGCACGAGTACATCTCGATGGCCCCGACATGTTCTTGTTTGTCGGTGAGAAAACGGCAGTCGAGCGTGCGATGAGTGAGTTCGCGCATGACGATCTCACAACAAAGCTCGTTGTGATACGCGACGAGACCGGCGCCATCGTCGAGATTCGACCTTCATCTCTCGAGCATTCTGACGACCCAGTGGACGATGTTCTCTCACACTTCATGGCTCGCGAGTTCAACGAGTCCATGGTGAAGCGTGGAAAGGGTGGGAAGTTCGCCAAGGTGGCTGTGAAGTCTGGCAAGCTCTCCGAGGAGGAGATCAACAAGAAGCTCGACAAGATGTGGGAAGCTTCTATGATCGAAAACATGAGGGGTCTGTGGGAAAGCAACTCTCCTCAGCTCGAAGACGCTGTGAAGCAGATGGCACTGGCAAAGGGCATCACGAATCCTGAAGATGTTTGGAAGGATCCGAAGCTGACGTCCGACGCTATGGCTGTTGCTCTGGACTACATGAACAACACCGCGATTCCGCAGTCCATTGAAGGTGTAAGTCCTTCTGGAACGCAGAAGATCGAGGTTGGTTTGAAGTCCGGCGCCGTTGCCAGACAGGGTTTGGACGCCATTTCCTACAAGGCGGTGCCGTACAACGGCGTGAACCCGCATCCAGCCACCACAGAAGAGCTTCGTAAGGAGCTTCTGAATGTCCAAAGCCTGGACAGTCAGGATTCTTCGAAGTCCGGGTTCCGTTTCAATCCGAATGCCGTTCTTGACCCCAGCAGGGTTCATGGCGTCACGCACTCGGACGACTCAGTGGACGATATTCTCGCCCATCACGGCATCAAGGGTCAGAAGTGGGGTGTGAGGCGTCAGACGGGTGCTTCTGGGCTCGTCTCGAGGATCGTCGGGAAGAAGGCGACGGACACTGCGAATCCCGGCAACAAGCCCGATGGTCTGATTCCTCGAACGGGTTCTGCCGACCAGATCCATCAAGACAGGATCCAGAAGAAGATCGACACGATTGGCATCCAGTCTCTGTCGAATGCCGAGATCCAGTCATATTCGCGTCGACTTCAGCTGGAGAAGGACGTCAACGCAGCTCTTGCTGCCCAGTCTGCGCAGACGCAGGCCAAGGCTGACGGCTTCATCAAGAAGTTCGTCAAGAAGCAGGTGACTCGGCAGACCGATCGTGTTGTGGACCGAGCAATAGACGTCGCTATGGAGCAAGCTGTTCTGGCAACAGGACTCAAGATCCAGAAGTCGTCGAAGAAGTTCGATCCTACCGAGAAGCTGCCTGAGCCACTGACCCTCGGCAAGGGTCTGATCGAGACATCAAAGCGGATGGCGCCAAAGAAGAAGTAGAAGGGAGGGTTGGCGATGAGCAACAAGCTTAGCAATCGGGCAGTGCCCGTGTACTACGAGGAGTTCCGTGATCTGGTGCTTCAGAAGGAGATTCCCGTCTGTCGGGAAATCCTCATGGAGATGGATCGCATTGAAGCGCTCATCGCCAGCCCCCGCGTCTACTACGACGCATCGAAGGTAGAAGGTTTCAACCGGTTCTGCGAGGATGAGCTCACGCTCACCGACGGAGAGCCTTTGGTTCTGTTGGACACATTCAAGTTGTGGGCAGAACAGGTGTTTGGTTGGTGGTTCTTCGAGGAGTTCGACGACTACGTCAAGAACGATGATGGACGTGGTGGTCACTGGGAGCGTAAGACGGTCAAGAAGCGTCTTACCAACATCCAGTATCTGATCGTGGCTCGTGGTGCGGCTAAGTCGCTCTACGAGTCATGCATTCAGAACTATGGACTCAATGTGGACCGCCACACCACGCACCAGATCACAACTGCACCAACCATGAAACAAGCTGAAGAGATCATCGGTCCCATTCGCACTTCCATCACCCGTGCGCGAGGGCCGTACTTCAAGTTTCTTACCGAGGGTTCACTTCAAAACACAACAGGGTCAAGAGCCCTTCGGCAGAAGCTCGTTCCCACTAAGAAGGGAGTCGAGAACTTCCTCACCGGCTCCCTGCTTGAAGTACGACCCATGTCGATCGACAAGCTCCAGGGACTTCGGTCTAAGTACAACACGGTGGATGAGTGGTTGTCTGGCGATATTCGTGAGGATGTCGTCGAGGCGATCCGGCAGGGAGCAGAGAAGGTTCCGGATTGGCTGATCGTCGCAGTCTCGTCTGAGGGGACTGTGCGGAACGGCGCTGGAGACAACATCAAGTTGACTCTCCAGGAAATTCTCAAGGGCGACTATATTGCTCCTGAGATCTCGATCTGGCACTACAAGCTGGACGAACTAGAAGAAATCAAGAACCCTGACCTCTGGGTCAAAGCGCAGCCAAACCTCGGGAAGACGGTCTCTTTCTCGACCTACCATAAGGCGGTTGAGCGTGCAGAGAAATCGCCATCACAGCGAAATGACATTCTGGCCAAGCGGTTTGGAATTCCGATGGCAGGATTCACATACTTCTTCACATACGAAGAAACTCTGCCCCATCGTAAGCGCAAGTACTGGGGACTCCCTTGTTCTGTTGGTGCCGACCTGTCACAAGGTGATGACTTCTGTGCATTCACCTTTCTATTTCCATTACCAAATGGAAAGTTTGGAGTGAAGGTCAGGAGTTACATTACCGAGAGGACTATGGCTCGCATTCCAGGAGCCACTCGAGCCAAGTACGACGAGTTCATCGACGAGGGCAGTCTCCATGTGATGCCTGGAACGATTCTCGATGTCGACGGCGTGATCTTCGATGATCTCGATGCGCACATCCAAGAATGCGACTATGACGCACGAACCTTCGGGTACGACGCCTATGGCGCCAAGGCTTTCTCTGAGAAGTGGGAGCAGATGAACGGCGTCTATGGTATGGAGCGAGTCATCCAGGGCGCAAGAACCGAGTCGGTCCCACTCGGTGAGCTGAAGAACTTGTCCGAAGAACGTCTCCTTCTATTCGACGAGCTTCTCATGCAGTACTGCATGGGTAACGCGGTAGTCGAGGAGGACACGAACTACAACCGAAAGCTCATGAAGAAGCGATACGACGAAAAGATCGACAACGTGTCCGCTCTCATGGACGCTTTCGTTGCGTGGAAACTCAACAAGGAGATGTTCGAATGACACAGGAAGGAGGTGACTCATGGCACAACCACCACAGCGCTCACGTCTAGGTAAGTCTCTTCGACATGCTTGGAACGCATTTGTGTCGGACAGACAGGACACGAATTTTGCTCAAGAGAATCAGTACTCGAGGTTCTTCGGATCGGGCTCAGGACGAGGCGCTGGCATCACCAGTCTTCGGCATGTTAGCGACAAGACGGTCTTGACTGCGATGTACGTCAGGATGGCAGTCGATGCCTCAGGTGTGGCCTTCCGTCACGTGCGCTTGGACGAGGACGGTCAGTACAAGGAAGACATCTCGAGCAATCTGAACGAATGCTTGACGGTGGAAGCGAATATTGACCAAGCTGCGACAGCTTTCTTCCAAGACGTCTACTTCTCGATGTTCGACAACGGCTACTTGGCCATTCTTCCTACGGACACGACCCTAAACCCCGATACTGGTGGTGGATGGGATGTCCAGAAGATGCGTGTCGCTGAGATCTTGCAGTTCTTCCCACAGCATGTCCAGATTTCTGCACTCGATGAGAATGACGGACAACGGAAGACGCTCATCGTTCCAAAGAACACGGTGGGAATCGTTTACAACCCGTTCTACGCTGTGATGAATGACGGCTCGAGTGTTCTACAGCGTCTGGTTCGAAAGATGGCCATTCTGGACAATCTCGACGAGAAGGCTGTCAACGGGAAGCTCGATCTTCTGATTCAGCTTCCGTACACAGTTCGAGGAAAGACGAAGGAGACGCAAGCAGAAGAGCGTCGTTCGTTCCTCGAGAGCCAGATCAAGGACAGCCCTCTTGGCATCGGATACATCGACGCCAACGACAAGGTCATCCAGCTGAATCGTCCAGTCGACAACAACATCATGAGTCAGATCGAGTATCTCGTGAACCTGTTGTATGGCCAGCTCGGACTCACGCCTGAGATCATGAATGGCTCGGCGGATGAGAAGACGATGTTGAACTACATGAACCGAACGATTGGTTCTTTGACCAAAGCGGTCAGAGAGGCCATGGTTCGTACGTTCTTGACCAAGACTGCGAGAACCCAAGGACAGTCGATCATGACTTTCTGGGATCAGTGGCAGTTCATTCCGTTGTCCGCTATGGGTGAGCTCATCAACTCGCTGTCTCGAAACGAGATCCTTTCGGCTAACGAGATCCGACCCAAGATCGGCTACAAGCCGCATCCGGATCCAGCAGCCAACAATCTCAGCAACAGCAACATGCCAGGAGGGAATTCCGCAGCTCAAGGCGGTGCTCCTGTGACTCCTGATGCTCCTGTGGCTGATGTTCCTGCTCCAAATCCAAATCAGCCGCTCTTCGATGAGATGAACAACATCTTGGATGGAGCAATGAAGGATTTGGGGGTGAATCCAAATGGGCCGTAGCGTTGATGACGTGATCCACAGCGCTTTCAACAAGAGTCACTACGATCCTGCGCAACGCCACGAAAGGTACTTGCGCAGCAGGCAGCTGAAGGGCCGTCAATCGGGAGGTCAACAGCTAACCGGAGGGGGAGGCCAAGGGTCTGCACCGCCTGGTCTATCTGCTCATGTCAATAGAACAGCCATCCTTCAGAGTCAATCAAATGCTCGACAGGTGGCCGTTATCAAGGGCAAGCTAGGTGTTCTCAAGAAGCACCTGGCTGAGCTACTCGCAAAGAAGAAGGCCAGTTCGAGTAGTGATTCGAAAAGCAGCGACTCCAAGTCTTCGAAGTCTGGAGATGGCCAGAAGAGTACCAACAATCAGCCGAAGACGGCTGCTCAGAAGGCCGCTGCAAAGAAGTCGCTTGAGAAAGCACAGAAGGAACGTGCCAAACAAGCGAAAGCAACGCCAGACAAGAAGCCAGACATGACGCTAGACGAGCAAATTTCTCACACCAGAGCTGTAATTGCTGATGTCGAGACAAAACTGCACGTTGCAATCGAGCAAGCTCGAAACCAAACGGCATCGAACGGCCGTTGAGATGAAACGGAAGGAGAACCGTCAAAATGGGAAGTAATACTACCCAGATCGATCGCGAGCCTGACTTCAGTGGCTACGTGACCAAGGCGGGGATCGTGTGCACCGACGGCCGGATGATCGACGCCAAGGCCTTCGAGCACCAGGATGGCGAAGTCGTCCCGTTCGTCTGGCAGCACGGACACAAGGACGTCGAGAACGTCCTGGGTCACGTCCTGTTGGAGAAGCGATCCGATGGAATGTACGGATACGTCTACTGCAACTCCACCGCCAAGGGGAAGCATGCCAAGGAGACGGTAGACCACGGCGACCTCAACTCGATGTCCATCTGGGCAAACGATCTGAGGGAGAAGATCGCTGCTGGAGTCAAGCACGTGCTTGGCGGTGGTATCAAGGAGGTCTCTCTCGCTCTCGCGGGCGCGAACTCCGGTGCCAAGATCGACAACATCCGAGTCGCTCACAGCGACAACCCGGATGACCCCGATGACCCGCAGGCCATCGAGACCCTGCCCGACGAGGCCTTCATTCGCATGGGGCAGCCTCTCGAGCACGCCGTTCCTTCTACCGAAGAGCCCGTCGAGGGCGAAGAGGCGGAAGAGACCACCGAAGAGCCTGGTGAAGAGGGTTCTGAGGAGAACGACGAGACAGAAGAGACGCCTTCTGAAGAGCCCGAAGAGGGCGTGGATGGTGAAGACGAGGATCTCGAGCACGCAAGCGTGGCCGAGGCCTGGGAAAGCATGACCCCGGACCAGCAAGCAGCTGTTCGGGTGATGATCGGAGTGGCCCTCGAGGGTACAGACTCCGTTACACACTCCGACGAGCAAGACCCCGAGGGCGACCTCATTCACACCCAGGAAGGAACACCAGAAATGACCACTCGAAACGTCTTCGAGACTCAGAACCCCGGCAAGAGCGTCTCGCTCCAGCACAGCGGCCTGGACCTCGAGAAGCGCTGGGATCGACCCACCACCCAGCAGCTCCTGCACAGCGCCATGGGCGACGTCAACCGTCCCGGAAGTGGCGTCCAGAGCCTTCGCAAGCACCTGACCCAGGCTGCGGCTGACCACCTCGGTCACGATGTCGAGTACGGCATCGAGAACATCGACTACCTGTTCCCGGACGCCAAGCCGGTTCAGGACAGCCCGGAGTTCATCATGCGTCGCGTGGACTGGGTCGACGGTGTTCTCACCGGCGTCCGCCACTCGCCGTTCAGCCGCGTGAAGACCTACTTCGCTGACATCACGGCGGACGAGGCTCGCGCCAAGGGTTACCAGAAGGGCAACCTGAAGAAGGACGAGTGGTTCACGCTCTCCAAGCGAGTCACCACGCCGGCCACGGTCTACAAGAAGCAGAAGCTGGACCGCGACGACATCCTGGACATCACGGACATGGACGTCGTGGCCTGGATGAAGACCGAGATGCGGATGATGCTCGACGAGGAGATCGCGCGTGCGATCCTCATCGGCGACGGTCGCGAGATCGATGACGACGACAAGATCAAGGAGCCGAACAGCGCCGGCGACGGTGCAGGCATCCGTCCCATCGCCTTCGACAACGAGGTCTACACCCACAAGGTGATCGTCCCGTCGGCCGCCAGCGTCACGGACAAGGTGGAGGCCATCCTCCGAGCTCGGAAGTACTACAAGGGTTCGGGTTCGCCCACCCTGTACACGACCGACGACGCCCTGACCGACTTCCTGCTCGAGACGGACCGGATGGGCCGCCGGCTCTACCCGACCGAGGCCGATGTGGCCACTGCTCTTCGCGTGAAGAACATCGTGACCGTCGAGGTCATGGAGGGCGTTCAGACGGACGACGGTGAGCTCTTCGGGCTCATCGTCAACCTGATCGACTACACCGTGGGTGCCGACAAGGGCGCTCAGATCGGTCTCTTCGATGACTTCGACATCGACTACAACCAGTACAAGTATCTCATGGAGACCCGGATCTCGGGTTCCCTGACGAAGTACAAGGCTGCGCTCGCGCTGCTTCGTGCCAACGGCACCGAGGTCACGCCGGCTACGCCGACCTTCGTCACCAGCACTGGTGTTCTGACGGTCCCCAGCACCACGGGTGTCGTCTACAAGAACGACGAGACCAACGCGACCCTGAGCTCGGGTGCTCAGACCGCCATCGCGTCGGGCGCCACGGTGTACGTGCGAGCAGTCCCGGCTACCGGGTACTACTTCCCGCACAACCTCGACGCGACCTGGAGCTTCACCCGCGACTGACGCGGTTAGCTCATGGCAAGGTTCGCGGGCAACGTCGGATTCGGCGTCTCGACCGAGATTCGTCCTGGCGTGTACGAAGATGTCGTCACCGAGAAACCATATTTCGGAGATGTGCGTCGGAGTGCACGCCAGGCGAATTTCGGGGACAAAGTCAACGACGATCTCGTCGCTGACAATACCATCGAGATCGTCGCAGATTCATACGCCAGCGACAACATATTTGCCATTCGCTACGTGGATTGGGCGGGCACCAAGTGGAAGGTTCCGAACGTGGAACGCCAAGGTGTCCGCCTGATCCTGAGGTTGGGGGGTGTATACAATGGACGAACTCCAGTCGTTCCTTAGTGAATTCTTTGGAGAATCCGTCAAGAAGGTGTACATCCAGCCTCCTGCGGGCATGCAGATGGTGTATCCGTGTATCACAATCAAACGTGATACTGGTTCTACCGCGTTCGCTGACAACGAAGTTCACCGCCATCAACAGCGGTTCTTGCTGACTGCAATCGCCGAAGATCCGGACTCGGGTCTTTACGAACAGTTGGCGTCTCTGCCCCGGTGTGTCCATGATAGGTCGTTCCCGGCAGACAACCTCAACCACGATGTTTTCACGATCTTCTTCTAGGAGGAAGAATGACTGCAATCTCATGGGATGCGGCTGGGACTCGTAAGTACGAGACCGGTTGCGACCACGGCATCCTGTTTCCGAAGGATGGCGATGGAGTGGCCTGGAACGGTCTCACCAACGTCACGGAGACGCCTGCGGGCGCCGACAACACCAAGACCTACGCGGACAACATCGTGTACGGCGCGATTCGCGCTGCCGAGACATTCGGTGGCACGGTCGAGGCGTACATGTGCCCGGACGAGTTCCTGGAGTGCGACGGCCAGAAGCTGGTCAACGGCGTTGCCGTCGGTCAGCAGCCCCGCAAGCCGTTCGATCTGTACTACCGTACGATCGTCGGCAACGACCAGGACCCGGAAGCGGGTTTCAAGCACCACTTCGGCTACGGCCTGACCACGTCTCCCTCGGAGAAGTCCTTCGCCACGGTGAACGACAGCCCCGAGATGACCGCGTTCAGCTGGGAGTTCGAGTCCAACCCGGTGTCCTTCACGGACGACGCGTTCTCGGACCTCAAGCCGACGTCGCTGCTCACGATCGACAGTACCAGCGCGCTGGTCGACCAGGCACTTCTGGCCGACCTCCTGGACATCGTCCAGGGCACGGACGTCGATGACGCTCGGATGCCTACCCCGGATGAGGTCCTCGCGGCCATGGCCGGTACGGGTCTCACTGACGCGGACATCACGCACACCGCGCAGCAGCCGGCGTACAACGACAGCACCCATGTGATCACCCTGCCCGCCGTCACCGGTGTGGTTTGGAAGATCGATGGTGTCACGAAGACCGGTGCACAGCCTGCGCTGACCAGTGGTCAGTCGAAGACGGTCATCGCGACCCCGGCAGCTGGATACAACATCGTCGGCGACGACGAGTTCACGTTCAGCTTCTGACAGCAGAGGAGGCCAGAGAATGCTCAAACTCAAAGTAGTTCTGTCGGAAGACTTCGACGAAGAGACAAACAAGATCATCGTCCAGTCGATCGACCTAGAGCTAGAGCATTCTCTGGCTTCACTGTCAAAATGGGAAGAGAAATGGAAGATTCCCCTTTTGTCAACGCAAGAGAAGTCAAACGAAATGAACGTCGACTACCTGATGTGCATGTGTTTGACCCCAGATGTGACTCCGGAGATGCTCTACAAACTCTCTCCGGAGCAGCAAGTTGAGATAGCTGAGTATCTCGAGACGCAACACACAGCTACATGGTTCAGTAACACGCCTCAGGCCAAGAGTGGTGAGGTCATAACAGCCGAACTGATCTACTTCTGGATGAGCAGCTTTCGAATCGACTGGGAAGCTCAGTACTGGAACCTAAGCAGACTTCTGACACTGGTTCAGGTCTTCAGTGTCAAGCAGGACAACAAGCCGCAGAGACAGAGCCAGCGTTCTCGGCAGGCCGAAATCGCACGAATCAATGCTCAGCGTCGCGCTGAGCTCGGATCCAAGGGCTGAGGGGAGGCATCATGCTAACGTGGGATGAAACAGGCGCAAAGTACTACGAAACTGGTGTCTCAAAGGGCATTCTGT